GCTGCGCTTCCTCACGTTACTCGTCCGGGTTTTACTTGGGATAGCATCACGGCTGCCCAAGTGGGTCCTCCCTCACCTAAAGCTGACCTTACTTGGATGGCATCCGTTGAGGGACTTGTTCCACAATGCGCTACGCTTGTTGGCACGCTCCCCTCTTGGTCACAAAGTTCGATGAAGAGTAGGGTGGTTCCTACTGTCTACTCTTCCGATGTTGTTTACCCGGAAGATTTTGAGGCAAAAGTCCCACCTACCTTCCGATCCAAGGTGGTAGATGGTGTTTACCACTCACCCATCAGGCACAACAACAGATCTTTAGCCAACTTGCGATCAGATATCTCTATCTTCCAAGTTCGCAAAGCTGCGGGCGTTCTTGTTACGCAGTTCGATTCATGTCCAGTTGGTGCGCCACTTAGTTTCAACGAGTGCATTGTCGGCCGCGAAGGAGTAAACGGCATTGATCGCATTTCGATGTCCACTGGCGTTGGTTACCCACTTACGGGCCCCAAGAACCGTTACTTCGATGATCCCTCAAGCGCCAGCCCCCAACCCAACCGCGACCTGCGCATGTGCATTGAGGCTAGCCTCAACTCCTTTTCATGTGGCAGTTCAGTCTCCGCCATTGTTGAAAAGCACCTGAAGGATGAGAGGGTCAAACCAGCCAATGCCATGATCGCTAAAACCCGTGTCATAGGGATGTGTGGTCTCGCGCTCAACATCCAGCTACGTCGTGTTTTTCTCCCTTGGATGGTTCTATTCCGCAAGTGGTGGCGCGTCACTGGGGTTGCCGTTGGGGCCAATTGCTTTGGGTGGGATTGGAGTGATTTCCACGAGCATTTACACCACCACCCCTATTTGCTCGTTGGTGATTACAAGTCGTTCGATATGACGCTCTCGTATGAGCTCATGTGTGGTTTCATGTTCGTCATTGAGGGGCTTATCACAAAGTTCCATCTGAGCGACTGGGTTTACTTGATCGATTACATGTGGGCCCTATTGGACGCGATCTCTAGACCCACTTATGTCGATCACGGGGATCTGATCTTTTGTTTTGGCACTAACCCTTCAGGTCAGGCCACCACTGCTGATTTGAACAGTGTGTTGAATCTTTTACTCGTCATCATGGCGTGGTCCGATTTCAGCGATCGCCCCTTCTTCGAGTGCGTGCGCGCGATATTTTATGGAGATGATCATGTCGTTTCTACCAACGACCGCGGTTTCAATTTCCACTACTATAAGGGGTGGTGCGAAGCCCATGGTCTCCACTACACGACTGCTGACAAGAAGGATGATTTGTCGTATGAAATGACTTGGGACCGCGTTACCTTCCTCAAACGATCCTTCGTCTACAATCCCGCCCTAGGTTGTTTTGATTGTCCCATTGAGCTGTCCACCATCTTCAACATGCTTAGTACTTGTGTGTTGTCGAAGGAGATCTCGCACAGATTGCAGTGTTGGGAGCTGCTTAAGAACGCACACATGGAGTTGCAGTTCCACCCTGGATTATTCGAGATCTACGATCCCACCCTTAGGATGTTGGCAAACGCCTACTTTCCTGAGTTCCCGCCTCTTCCCACGTCAGAGGATTATCGGGAGGAGCGGTTTTTATCGCTCTACCGTGGAGTCCTCCCAACTCACTATGGTGAGTTTGGAGGTGAGGAGTAGTTACACTATCTTCTTGCGTTTGTTCGCGCACGATGATTA